AAGCCTCAATAATTACCCTTGAAATATCAAGGCCTTTAGCACTATCTGCTGCATGTATTGTATAGACTAATTGCTCTTTTTTATTCCAATAGGTAGTATCTGACCCATATCTAATTAATCTATCATATGCTATTAAAAATGCATTACCAGTAACAGTGATCTCATCATATAGGTCATCAATATTTGTTGCCTGTACTGGGATTATTGGCTCAATGCCTTCAATTCCCGTGACAAGGTCAAAAGTTTTTAATTGATCAATAATGTATTTATTAATAAAAACTGGTGGAAATACTGTTTGTAATGCTACGCTCTCTGCCATGATATTATGCTACTCCAATTTTTGCGTTTGCTATCCATTTAAAGCCAGTTTCAACTCCAACTGATTTTCCAGTTTTTGATCCTGCAGTAAAATTTTTTTTATAAATTATTGGATTTTTAATATAATCATATATTCCAGATGATTTTAAAAATGATTGTTTAAAATATATATTAAAAAATTCATCAACTATTTTTTGAAAAGATCCTTGAACTGCTTTTCCTCCTGGGTTTTCAACTGTAATTTCTTTTTCTGTAAATATGGTTTCTCCATCAATTTCAAATACAAGTTTATTTCCTTTTTTAGGAGAAATTGTTACTGGAATTCCTTCTTCCATAATTTTTGCTTTATCATAGAATGGTGTATTTGATCCATTAGAAACAGTTTGTGATTGACTGAATGTTGATTTAAAAGATAGTCCAATATTGCTTACAGTGTAATTAAAATTATATAATCTTGTGCTTGGACTTCCAGTTTGGTACCATTCATAAATATGATGAAGTGCTTTTGGATTTGATCTTGCTTCTGCATCAACATATTGTTTTAATACCTCAATAACGCCAATACCGAGATTATTTAAAAATACAGTTTTACCTTTTTCTACTCCATCTAAAAATCCGATTGAATATTCATAAATATTAAAAAGTTTTTTTTCAAGTTCTTTTGTATTAAGTGTTATTTGCATTATCCACCAACTGTTTGATTTTCTGATCTACGCCAAAGCATATAGTAGAACTCAACTGTTTGAAGTCCACCAACAAATGGCTCAAGAGTTGAAATTTCAAAAATTGTTCCTCTTCCGCTTCTAACTCCTGCTGTTTCCCTATAAATTAACTTATCTCCAGGAAATCTTACATTTTCTATTAAAATATTAGTTAAATTATTGTTTTCGCCTTTTGTTGAAGTTCTTACATCAACTTTAGATCTTGTTTTTAATTTTCCATCCAATTGAAGAAATACTTCGGGGGCTAGTTCTTCTTGAAGTCTGGTTGTAACTGGTTGTGCATTGCAAGCAATTGTTCTATCAAATACCCACTCTTTTACTGCTTTTCCATATTCATCTTGGCTAATTATTGCATAGTAAACATCAGCAAGCATTGGAAACATAAAATCTGTTGTATCACAGGAATTTGATGATGCTCCATACATTACAGCATCCCAGGCGTACGCAAGTTTGTTATATATTTATCAAGAATAATATCAACCATAATATTCCCAGTACCAAAGAATTTAGACGGATCATATTTTAAGGTGAATTGATCTGTTTGGTATTCAGTAATATATGCCTTATAGTGATCCATTCTTCCGCATCTAATATCTTCAATCATCATTCCTACTGCATCACGCACATCATTTGGAATAACTTTATACCCTGCGTCATAGACAAAAATATAATCAAATCCTTCTGGGAATGAAACAGCAGGATTACGTGTATTAATCCACATATTATCAAAATTTTCATATGGAGCATATGTATAAAATGAATCTGATCCAGCGTCTCTATATTTTAGGGGTTTGCGCTCATTACGATTCTTTGGTTCATACTGACTTGTATCTGTAGGTACCTTAACAATTGATGTTCTATCTTTTGTAATAATATAATCAAACCCTGCAAGGGCTGGTCCATTAACTATATCTGTAATGTCGTATACTAATACGCCATTCTCATAAACCTGATCAATCTTATAAATTGTTTCCCAGACTGGCATGTAGTCTGTGCCTTGACCAACTACCTCAAGGACTTTCTTTTCAAATGTAAATCCACGGTTAATTAGTGAGTCTACAATTGCTCTTGCAATGCGTTCATTATATGTTGCTTCTGCAATTTCTGTTGCAGTTGTTCCTAAAGTTTTTGGATCAACATAAGGTCTAACAATACTTAAAATATCTTGTACAAGTATGTGCTCTTCTTGATCGTTATTGATTTCATAAATTTGAACAGAATAGTCATGGTCATAAGTGATAAAATCACCAGTCAATGTGAATGTAATTTGAGCGTTGGCATCAGATGTAAGAATTTCAGATGCCTCAATAGTCCTTGGAGCATTTTCAATTGTAAATAGGTAATCCGTGTCTGGCAACGGAACATCGTACTTTACTTCAATTGGGTATGGTGGGAGTCTCAGAATGATCATTATTATTTACCGTAGTGTTTTGCTACCTCTTGGGGTGTCGCTGTGCGAACCTTATCGTGGGTAAGCCACTTTTCGGAAACCTCCTTGGTTACAATGTTATAGCCTTTTACAACTTCTCCAACACCGTTCCAGAAGATATTACGCTCTGAAAATAGTGCTACTTTTCCTTCTACAGGCTTTACAATTTTTGGTACTGCTATTGATTCTTCTTTTGGTGTCCAACTAGCAATTACCTCAAGCATATGAGCCTTTGTTTTTACCCCAAATAAATCAATATTATTTTTCTTTGCATAAGACTTTATTTCCATAACAGTCTTTTTAGACAAATCTTCAATAATAGACATTAGTTCCTCCTATGTCATTATACCAGAATTAGCGGGTTCTTCTTCTATATGTTGAACTATAACTTCTAAAATTATTTTGTGATGGCAAACGAATTCCGTTTGGTGTTCCAGATGGATTAACTGCATTTGGTCCTGACGTATCACCCATATTTGGTTCTCCAAGTGTTCCCATTGTATTAACTTGTAAACCACCTGGTCCCATAACAATTACTCCTGGATTTCCAAGTGTAACAATTGCACCTTCGGCAACATGCGTATGACCTTCTGGTGTTCCTGGATATGACATATTTACTCCTTATAAATGACTAAAAGGGGACGAATTTCTCCGTCCCCCCAAGTCAATCGTTTTGCGATTATGAGTTGTTTGCTGCTGTTGCGAATGCAACTGCGTCAAGTTCTTCCCACTGAAGACCAAAACGGACGAATACTGTGTATTCAATTGTGTCCTTCTTTGGCTGGTAGAAACGGTTTACAGTGATATCACGCTGGAATCCCCATACACGGTTCTGAGGGAATGTAAGATCTACATAACCTGCAGGGTAGTAAGGAACTTCCTGAACTTCAACACCGAGAACACGAGTTGTACGTGCTCCACCAAATGTCTGAGCGTTTCCATCATAGTATGCCTGACGGTTAGCCTCAGTACCACCAAGACGTGGTGTAAATGCTTCTGCGATTGCATCAGCAAGTGTTCCGTTGTTCTTGACAATACCTTGGAATGCATCTGTACCAGCATAGAACTTAAGATTGTTCTTGATTGCACGATACTTACGTGGCATTGCGAGGATGATATTTTGAAGTACTGGTGTAGTCCAGTTGTTATCAGCAACTGTTACCATTGACTCGTGTGAGTCACCGCCCTGTACCTTTGAAACAAAGCCTTCCATAATTGAAAGGAAGTTTCCTGTTGAACCGTCACCATTGATCGCAAGATCTTCAATGTCGTTTGCAAAAGCAGTTGTCATCAAACGTACGAGATGGTCTTCAAGAGCGCCACCTTCTACGTTATCTTCTAGTGCTTCTGTTGATACTTCCCAGTCAAGACGAATCTTCTTAGTAGTCAATTCAACCTTTGAGAAAGTTGCGCCTGCATTTGTAAATGTAGGGTCTGCTTGTGCTGCTGCACGAATTACACGCTCACCAACGTTAACTTTTTCAAGTTCCATTGTGTTGGCTCTCATAGTAACTCTACGTCCATCCTTAGCGAGAACTGTAGCATCCCACACATAATCAATGAAGCGACGTGCTTGTTCAGGCAATAGGATACCTCCAGGTGTGCCTACTGGATTAACTCCATTAGGACCTTCTGATCCATAGTTTGCACCTGTTGTATTACCCATGACGCCAAGACGACCATTAACAATGGCTGCTGCGTCACCAGTAGAACCAGATGCTACTGAGCCCTCACCTGTATGGGTGTGGCCCTGTGTTGTACCTGGATAGTTTTTTACGATATCTTCTGACATATTGTTCACCTCCTAGTGATTTTTATGTTAGTTGTATAGGTCGGAGAATTTGAGGAAACGTCCGTCCCATAGGGATTTTTGAACTGGAGTTGAATCCAATTCCTGCACGATCTCGCCTAGATCGCCAGACTTGCGGAAAGCGGTGTCCTTTTCTACGGAATCAACTCTCTTTCCAATTTCATTAAAAGTACCCTTGATCTGATTTACATCAGTTGTTGTGGCATCAAGAGACTTCTTCATATTAGCAACTTCATCACCAAGTGA